AACCCGAGCCAGAGCCTGAACCCGAGCAAGAATGCCCAAAAGGTTTTCTAAGAGGCAAAGACGGTGAATGCTATCCAATTCCCCAGCCTGAGCCAGAACCGGAGCCAGAGCCAGAACCGGAACCTGAACCGGAAACCGAACCAGAACCAGAACCGGAACCAGAACCAGAACCAGAACCGGAGCCTGAGCCAGAAGAAGATCCTTGTGAAGATCCAATTTATGCGGCGTTAAATCCGACCGAATGCGGAGAGCCTCCGCTTCCAGAGCCAGAGCCGGAACCGGAACCGGAACCGGAACCCGAGCCGGAACCGGAACCGGAACCCGAACCTGAGCCGGAGCCGGAGCCGGAGCCAGAACCGGAGCCGGAACCGGAGCCGGAGCCCGAACCAGAGCCCGAACCAGAGCCAGAACCGGAACCAGAACCGGAACCGGAACCGGAGCCGGAACCGGAACCAGAACCGGAACCGGAACTTAGTCTTATTGAGCAAATAGCTTCAGACAACAATGCTTCTATAGAAGAGGTTGAAGTTGCTCAAAACATTTTAGAGACAGTGCTTGATGCAGTTCCAACGGATGTAGATGAGTTAAGGGATCTTATTGAGTCTGTGCTTACTAGCGCGGCAGGTGTTTCGCGAGATTGTGAGACATGGACTGATCGCGTTGGAGATGGAGAGGGTGGTACATATCAAGGCTGGAAAGACTGCGTAAATGTTGGTCTTATCCTTGCAATACCCGGCATAGATATACCTTTGCCTCCGGGTATAGTTGATATTACATGGAAGGAATTAGAAGACAGAATTGTTGAAGCTGGCGAAAGTTTAGAAGATTTTCTTGAAGATCCTGCCGGATGGATTAACGATAAAATTGACAGCGCAATAGAGGCTGTGCGCGATGCTTGGGGCGACATAACTAGCGGCACAATCTTTACTACTTCTGATCTTGAAAACATTCTTACAGGCGTTCTTGGCGGCTGGATATCAAGCATTATTTTAGAAGAAGTCCAAGACCAGCTAGAGCAAGAAAATCCTTTATTGTTTGCAGGTAACTGCGAAGATCCTGAGTTTAGAAGTGCAAATGAAGAATATTGTGATGAAGGCAATCCGTTATTTGTAAATGAAGGGCCAAGTGCAGAAGAGTGTGCAAGCCAAAACAGAAATCACATACCTGCTAATGAATCTACAGAAACAGACAGCCGTTGTGGTGGATGCACATCTGGCTATGAAGTTAATGAAAATGGTGAGTGTGTAGAAACTTTAGTTCCTTGCGAAGGCGACCAAGTTCGAAATGAAACAACTGGAGAATGCGAAGATCCTCCCCTTGAATATGAAGAAGGTGCGCCCTGTAAAACATCTGACGGAGAAGATGGAACATATAATGCAGATGGCGATTGCATTGCAGATCCAGAGCCCGAGCCAGAACCGGAACCTGAACCCGAGCCCGAACCTGAACCTGAACCCGAGCCAGAGCCCGAGCCAGAACCGGAGCCAGAGCCCGAACCTGAACCGGAACCGGAACCGGAGCCCGAGCCAGAACCCGAACCGGAGCCTGAAATTGAAGAGCCTGAGTTTGGTTATTGTGAAGATGGAACTACAGAACGATCAGATTCAGAAGGCTCAAATTGCCCAGAAAATCAAATAGAGCCAGAGCCGGAACCTGAACCAGAGCCAGAGCCTGAGCCTGAACCGGAGCCGGAACCTGAACCGGAGCCAGAACCTGAGCCAGAAGTAGAGCCTGAGCCCGAACCAGAGCCAGAACCTGAACCGGAGCCAGAACCCGAGCCTGAAATTGAGCCGGAGCCTGAGCCAGAGCCGGAAATAGAAATAGAACCTGAGCCGGAGGAAAATCCGTGTGATGATGAAATTTATGCGGCATTAAATCCTGAAGAGTGTGGAATAACAGAAGAACCAGAGCCAGAACCAGAGCCCGAGCCGGAAGTAGAGCCACAACCAGAGCCTGAGCCTGAGCCGGAAATAGAACCAGAGCCTGAAGATCAGGAGTGTGCAAATGGTGCAATAGACTGGCCGTTATGTTCTGAGTGTGTTGACGGCTCAAGACCTGATCCAGATTTAGGATGCCAGGCACCTGTTGAAGAATGTCCTGAAGGTCAAATAAGAGATGAAAACGGTGTTTGTGTTCCTGTAGTAGAAGAGCCTGAAGTTCAAGAAGGTGCTGGAGGTGGTGCTGGTGTTAGTATGTTTAGTCCATTTATGGCAGGAATAAACTACCAGCTACCTGAAATACAGCCTTTGGTATTGCCGCAAACAGCCAACGATATGATGGGTGGATTGCTAACTAGATTGATAGTGGATAGGAAAAAGTAATGACTTATCTAAACATAGTAAATAACGTACTTCGACGGCTTCGAGAAGAAGAGGTAACGTCGGTACAAGAAAGCACATACGCCAAGATGGTTGGTGACTTTGTTAATGACGCAAAACGTATTGTGGAAGATGCTTGGGACTGGTCAGCGTTACGAACTACCCTAACCATTACTACAACGGCAGATGTTTTTAATTATACGCTCACAGGCAGTCAAAACAGAATTAAGGCACTTAACGTAATTAACGATACGTCTAACCTCTTTATGGAGTACAAGACGGCTACGTTCTTTGATGAGGCTTACTTAATTTCTGATCCACGCAAAAGTGCGCCAACTTATTACACATACAATGGCGTAGACAGTAATGGCGATACACAGATAGACATCTATCCAACTCCTGATAAGGCATACACTATTCGTTTTAACTGCGTAAAACGTGCGGCTGACTTATCTGCTAACGATGACACCATGACTATTCCGGCTATGCCGGTAATTCACATGGCTATTGCTTTGTTAGCTAGAGAGCGCGGAGAGACAGGAGGTACATCAGCACCTGAATACTTTGCTATTGCCGATAAGTATTTATCTGATGCTATTGCGTTAGACGCACAAAAACATCCAGAAGAAGTAATCTTCTATACGGCGTGAGGTAGTTATGGCTCAACCACTACAAAGCATTAATCTTGTAGCTCCAGCCTTCAAGGGAATCAATACAGAAGATTCTCCGCTGTCACAAGATCCGTCGTTTGCTGATGTTGCCGATAATGCAGTTATCGACAAGCGTGGACGTATTGCGTCTCGCAAGGGTCATAACGTAATTACAACAACTAAGACCGAGCTTGGAACTGCAAAGATTAGAGCTATCAAAGAGTTTCGGGATGATGCTGGTAACAGCAAAATATTTTCTGTTGGTAACAACAAGATTCTTAGTGGCACTACTACGTTAGCCGATGAAACACCCGGCAGTTATACGATTACTGCCGATAACTGGAAAATGGTTAACTTTAACGACAAGATTTATTTTTTTCAGCGTAGCTATGAGCCTCTTGTCTATGACAATGCGGGTGGGTCAGTAGTTAAGTTAAGCACAGTATCTGGCGCGGCTGGTGTTACTAGCGCAATATATGGCAACGAAGTATTAGCGGCATACGGAAGACTATGGGTCGCAGACTTTGGCAATAACAAATCTACTGTTTACTGGTCTGATCTTCTTATTGGGCATAATTGGTCTGGTGGTACTAGCGGGTCCATTGATATCTCAAAGGTATGGCCTGACGGCTATGACGAGATTGTGGCGCTGGCGGCACACAACAGCTTACTCATTATTTTTGGTAAGCACAGCATTGTTGTGTATCAGGGAGCAGAGGCTCCTGCCACCATGTCCCTTGCCGATACCGTAGCAGGTGTTGGCTGTGTTGATAGAGATACTGTGCAATACACCGGTACAGACGTGTTGTTCTTATCGCAAACGGGCCTAAAAAGCTTTGGCAGAACAATACAAGAAAAGTCGATGCCTATCACAAGCCTGTCTAACAACATTACAAAAGACATCATCGACCTTACTCAAAACGAGATTAGCTTTTTTAGAACGGTTTACAGTCCAGAGAATGGCTTCTACTTATTAACTTTTGTTAATCAAGATACTACGTACTGCTTTGATGTCAGGGGTACGGTAGAAGGTGGCGCTTATCGTGTAACTCGATGGCCCGGCACAGGTTTTACAGCTTACACACGTCTTGAAGATGGCACGTTGTACATTGGTAACGGTAATGGAATTAGCGAGTACACTAGCTACAGAGATAACGGCGAACCATACCGCTTTAAGTATTACAGCCCCGGCCTTACCTTTGGCGATCCTTCTCGTTTAAAGATACTTAAAAAGTTACGACCCACAATTGTTGGCGCAAACAGCGCGATTATGTTTTTAAAGTGGGCGTATGACTTTGGAACATTCTTTCAGACTGCAGAGTTTACAGTAGGTAATCAGATAACTGGCTACTTCAACGAAAGCGAGTTTAACAGTACAGCAGAATTTACAGGTGGTGATCTTACGTCACGTCGTGAAATTAACACGACAGGTGGCGGCGGTGTCATTACCATTGGGTTGGAAGCAGACATAGACGGATCAGGTTTGTCTCTCCAAGAGATCAACGTGTTAGCACTAATGGGTAAAGTACTATGAGTAACTATACAAAGACCACAGACTTTGCCGCTAAAGACAGTCTACCTTCCGGTGACAGCGGCAAAATCATTAAGGGCGCTGAATTTGAAACAGAATTTGACGCGATTTCTACGGCTATCGCTACGAAGGCAAACATTGCTTCGCCTACGTTTACAGGCACGGTAACTATTCCTGCACTGACGTTCACAGGCACTCTGTCAACAGGAACAATTGATGGGGGTACCTACTAATGGATGAAGATATTTTTAAGTATTTATTAGGCGGCGCAGGTACTGGATTACTTGCTCGTGCCTACGGTGAGCTTGGAGATATTGGTGAGCGAGGTATCCGTTTAGGAACTGAGCTTGCTGAAGAGCAAATAGGTCAGGCGCAATTTCGTCCTTATACGATTACAACAGGGACGGGCGGTACGTTTGGCACACAGATAGACCCAACTACAGGCCAACTATCTACCACTATGGCTTATTCGCCGCAGGAACAAGCATTGTCGCAAGCATTGTTTGGTCAAGCGGGGCAGATGCTAGGTCAACCAACACCCGGCGCAGGGCAGTTGCAACAAGCCGGCATGGATGTTCTTGGCAGAGGTCAAGGAATGATAGGTCAGCCAGTGTTTGGCATGGATCCTACTAGGGCGGCGTCTACACAGGCGTTTGGCCTTGGCGATCAATTTATGGAACAGGCAGGAATGCCAACCATTGATCGTGAAGCGGCCATTTATGAGCGCATGAGGGCGGCACAACGGCCCGGAGAGGAGCGTCAACGTCTCGAACAAGAACAACGTTTAGCGGCTCAAGGTCGTTTAGGTGTTCGTACAGCGCAATATGGCGGCACTCCTGAACAGCTAGCTTTGGCTCAAGCACAAGAAGAAGCCAAGAACAGAGCAATGTTAAGTGCTATGGGTCAAGCTCAAGCAGAGCAAGCACAACAAGCGCAACTTGGCGCACAATATGCGGGACTTGGTACGGGTCTTGCTGGTCAAGCGCAGGGTCTTAGCGCGGCTCAACAGGCTCAAGCGTTACAAGCTATGCAGGCAGGTCAAGGTTTGTTGGGTGGCTCGCAAGCATTACAAGCAGGACAGCAACAACTTGGCATGGGCGCATTAATGGGCGCTTACTTACCACAGCAACAGCTTATTGGAGCATTAGCCCCAGGGCAAACTGCGGCGGCTCAACAGCAACAGGCGCAACTTTATGGCGCAGGATTGTTTGGAGAGGCTAGAGCATCTGGAATCGATATGCTTCTTGCTTCTGCGTTGGGTCAAGCAAACCTTGCTGGCGCACTTGGAACTGGTTTATTAAGTGGTGCGCTTGGTTCTGAGTACGATATTGGACTTCCTAGGATAGATTAAGGAGATTAACTATGGCACGTTTTGGTAAAGATCTTGTTAAATCTTTAACACAGCCAGCTTTAGCTGAAGGGTTGTTTACTGTTGGAGAAAAAATTGGTGGTCTTCCTGAAACATCAAGAAAGAAGGAAGAAACTCAAGGCATGCTTAAAGAGCTATCTGAAGCTCAAGCATCTGGTAATACCTCGGCAGTTGCTGATATTTATGAGCGATTAGGCACAGCATCTGGAGATGCACAATACACATTGCACGCGGCTTCTTTGCGTAATAACCAGCGCATTAACGATGTTCAAATAGCAATTACTCAAGATCTTGAGGCGCTTAATGACCCGGCATTATCTGATACTCAGCGTGCAGTTCTTGAAGGCAAAGTAAAAGCCCAAGCAGTTGCTCTTAATGACCCTCAAATCCTAAGCAGTACGCTTTCAAGCATTGCTAGCGCAAGGTCAACAAGTCGATCTGACACAAAAATTGCGGCAACAGAAGCTGTGTCATCTGGCATGACACGAGAACAGTTTATTCAGAAGTATGGCCCAGAAGATGCTATTCAATACGACATTGCAAGAGCGCAATCACTAAATGCAAG